AGGAAGCGCTTCGAAGATCGGCAGATCCGCATTCCCATCGATCGAAATTTGCGAGACGATCTGCACAGCGTGAAGAAGGTAACAACCTCTGCTGGCAATATCCGCTTTGATGCTGAGCGCACTAATGACGGCCATGCTGATAGGTTCTGGTCTCTGGCACTGGCTGTTCATGCTGGCGGTACCGCGGCTGCAAAACCGGTTTATGGCCATGTGGATCCGGAAGAGACGAAGCGTGCCGGCGCGGAGCTGATGCGCTCAGGCCAGCGCGGTGAATCGGCGGAAGCACAGAGCGGCCGTATGTGGGGCCGCGGATTGCCGCAGCAGATGATGCGGCGCTCAATGCTCAATTCCATCGGATCATAGGATAGGCGATATGTCATCGATACGGGAAAAAGTCGCACGTTTTATTGCACCGAACCTCAAAAATGATGAAGAGCTCCGGACGATCGTCAAAGAGGAAGTCGAGCGAGCGCGCATGGAGATGCCGATCAACCTCGATTACGACCCGCAGGGTGACGGCTATCGCAGGCTCACCAATGACGGCCAGATGCGACGAGACTTGTCGCCGATGTCTCAGGATACCATGATTGAGCTCGCCTATTACATGTACGATTCCAGCGGACTTACGAAACGTTTTGCGCGCGATACGAAAAACTTCGTGCTTGGCGAAGGCGTGAGCTTCACAGTAAAAAACGACACAAAAACTGGCGATGCGCAGACGGTGCTCGAGCGGTTCTGGAATCATTCGATGAACCAGCTCGATCTGCGCTTACGTAACCGCATCGAATTCCTCGGCTTGCTGGGCGAGCAATGCTGGCCGGTATCAGTCAATAGGCTGAACGGCATGGTGTTTCTTTCCTATGTGGACCCAAGCAACATCCAGGATGTGACGCTCTATCGCAATTACCCGGAAGTGATTGAGTTCGTGCGGCTGCGTGGCACTGCCGGCCAGGCGGGCCCCACGTTGCGCGCGATCCGTGAAGAGCTGGATCCACGCAAACGCGAATATGGACGCCTCACGGGTGAATGCTTTTTCTTTGCCATCAATCATCCACCGAATAGCCCGCGAGGCCGCAGCGATTTCATCAGTCAGTTTGATTACATCAATGCGATGGAAGAAAGCACGTTTGATGAACTCGATCGCATCAAGCTCATGAAATCGTTTATCTGGGACGTCATGCTCAAAGGGGCATCCAATGAAGACATAACGGAATTTTTACGTACGAATACTGCGCCCAAGCCTGGCAGCGTGCGGGCTCACAATGAAAGCGTCGAATGGAAAGCAGTATCCCCTGACCTGAAGCTGTACGAGTCAAAAGCCTTCTTTGATTATATGCGATCCTACATCAGCGCCTGTCAGAATCGGCCGACATCCTGGTTGGGTGAAGGCGGTAAAGCCTATCAAACTGAGGCGGATCTCATGGGCGAGCCCACGTTCAAAGACCTGGGAGAGCGGCAGCTGTACGTCAAAAACATGATTGAGTTTGTGCTGCGCTTCGTGCTCGATCAGGCCATCCTCTACGGCGGCCTGCGTGAAGGGGAAGAGCCGTTTGAGATCAACGTAAATATGCCTGAGATGCAGACAAAGGATCTGGTGAAACTGGTGACAGCGCTTTTCACTCTTTCGCAATCGCTCATGATTGCTCAGTCCTCAGGCTGGATCTCTCAGGAAACCGCAACGGAACTCTACGCCACAGTGGCTGAACGCATCGGATTTGAAATTGATGCTGCCGCTGAAATAGATAAGGCGGCCAAAACGAGAGTCGCAGATGGCCTCACGAAAGACTATGCAGCGCGCGAGGCGATGATTCTCGATATCGTTGAGCGGATCCGCAAAAAAGACAGCGGAGCGAAACGATGACCAGAAGAGAGAAAGCCTACAACAAAAAGCTGGAATCGCTGATCGACCAGGCGCTCACCCTCCAGGATGATGCCGTGGATCGAGTCAACAAGATTTTGACTGCGACGCGCACGGAGTTGGCCGCCAGCCTGGCGCAAACACCGTGGGAAGCCCACTACTTGCCTCAGGCAAAAGACGCCATTGAGCGGGCAATACGGGGCTTTGAGCAGCAGTATAAGGCTGAGCAGAGCGAGGCACTGAAGACAAGCTGGAGCGCCGGTGTCGATATGGTCGATGCACCGCTTGCGGCTGCCGGGATCCGGCTGGTTGCTCCGGAGATCAGCCCGAGCACACTCGGGATCCTGCAGGGCTACTCAGCGGATCTCATCGGTGGCCTAAGCGCCGATGCTCTCAAGCGAGTGAATAATGAACTTACGATGGCCGTACTCGGCCAGACACCGCAGTACCAGGTGATGAAGACCATCGATGAGCTGCTCGGGATCCAGACACGAACAGGAATTTCCTGGAGGGCGGAGACGATCACCCGCACCGAGATGGCCCGAATCCACAGCGCCGCGCGAGAAGCCCGCATGCAGGCAGTGCTCAAAGGATCGAGCGATCCGGAAGTGCGATGGGGAAAGAAGTGGATTGCCTCCGGCAAGCGGCACCCGCGGTGGAACCATCGAGCACTGAATGGCACGATCGTCCCGATAGATGAGAATTTCCCAGGTGAAATTCCTTATCCACATGCACCGGGCCTCTCAGCGGAAGAGTCCATTAACTGCGGCTGCAGCCATGTGCTGGTGCCGCTTGATTGGGGAGAGCTGCCGAAGCAGGGTGAACCGGTCGAGTATCAGGAGCGGGCAGCATAAAAACGAGCGAGGAGAGATTGCAGACAAAACACACAGCGACAAGGAGAAAATCGATGAGCGATGAACAGATTACGGGAACAGGCGAAGGTGTTGGTGTTGGTGCTGAAGGTGCAGCCCCGGAAGGCGGCGATAGCGGCACGGGAAAAGGCGCTAAAACGGGCAAAGGAGCAAATCCCGGCCAGGCTCTGATCAATGAAGGCTGCACTGCATACGGAATTCCGAAAGAGCATGTCTTCTCATCCGGGATTGGTGCGGATGGTAAGGCAGTGATTGTGACTAACGGCGGCGCGAAGGTGCGCTACGGCAAAGGCGACCAGGTTGAGAAGCTCGACTACATCCGGGTTACCGGAATTAACCCGAATGCGAAAAAGAAAAAGCCGCTTGTCGGCAAGGAGCGTAAAGGCGGTGAATAAGGGCGGCCGCTGAGCGATTAACCGAAATTGGAGAGAGAGAATGTACTCAATCGACAATCCCCCAGACTGGCTCAAAAACCTGCCGAAAGGCGCGATCCGCATAGGTGTGGAAGTATTCAACCAGGTGCTTTCCAAAGCAGATGACGAGGATCGCGCCCGCATGGCGGCCTGGTCGGCCATTAAAGCGAAATACGAAAAAGCGGACGATGGCCAGTGGCAGCCGAAAGCAGCCGTCGACGGCAGCGATCACAGCCAGACGATCCGGGTGCGAGCGGCACGGCAGGCGGATGATAAGGGTCTGGTGTGGGAAGTCGTCATCATCGCTCCGGGCTTAAGCTCGAGCACGCCGCGCATGTTTTGGGAAGAAGAGGTGCTCAAGGAAAGCATCGAGCTGCTGCAGGGCGTCGATGTGAATGCCTATGAGCTGACAGCTGACTTCTTTTCGCATCTTCCGGTACCGGATCTCGGCATGCTCGAAGACATCAAGCGCTACCTGGTAGCGAAGAAAGTCGGCTGGATTGAAAAAGCCTGGTGGGAAGATGGCATCGGTATCAAAGGCACCATTCATTTCCTGCCCGATCAATCGTGGCTGCCGAATGCGCTCGAATACGGCAAACAGCATGGCAATGACGACGTGCTCGGCCTCTCGATCGACGCGCACATCAAGGGTGTGCAGGTCAATGTGGATGGCTGGACCGTCGTGTGGGTTTTGAAAATTCACTCCTACAGCAGCGTAGATGTCGTCACCTACCCGGCTGCAGGCGGACGATTTTTACGGGCCGTTGCGGCCCTTAACAACAACACGGAGGGCAAACGCATGGATAGAGAGAAACTGTTGCAACTGATTGAGCAGAAACGGCCCGACCTGCTGCAGGGAAAGGTCACGGCCTCGCTCGCAGATGATGAGATCTTCGAGATGGCACGCCAGGCAATGGAGCCGGTGACCGTTCCAGATCCCGGCGCTGGCGATCAGCGCGGAGCGCAGGGGCTCACGCTGGAAGCGGTGCAGGCCTTGATCAAAAATTCACTCAAGGACGTAACTACGGCAACTGAGCAGCGAGCTGCTTGTGCCCGGCTGATGGACAAAACCCTGAACGAAAGTAACCTGCCGCGGCCGGCGCGCCACCGGATCGAGCGAGCCTTTGAGGGCAAAGTGTTCGAGCAGAGCGCGCTCGATGCCGCCATCAAAGAAGAGAAAGACTACCTCGCCCAGATGGCAGGTCCTGGCGATGGCGCTCAAGCGCCCTGGGGCGATCAGACGCGGGTATCGATGGGCCTGTGCTGCCGGGAAAAGGTACAGATGGCGGTGGACAAGCTCTTCGGACTTACCGAGGACGATCTCAAAAAGATGGCGCGCATGAGTCGGCTTGATAATCGGCCGGTGTTTGAAGATCTGCGGGTCGGACAGGCAGAAGAGTATAGCAGCGTACCGGCA